TGTCGCCGTGCTATTAAAAAAACGACCACCTTTAGCGCTGTTGCACGACTTGCACATCGATTGTAAGTTGGATGGCTCCCACATTGAACCGCCTTTTACACGAGGCACTATATGATCCACAGTATGAGCAGGCCTGTTGCAACTGACACATGTCCATCCATCTCGATCGAGGATTTGTATGCGCAGCTTCGCCCACTTGCCACTACCTATAGCTCTTTTACTCAATACCATCCTTTCGCCTTATGATGAGCGAGCGCTCTACATGCACATCCATCATAGCGTCTATCTAGATATCTAAGCCCTAAGTCTATCTGTTTAACAGGATCCTTCTCTTTAGATTTTAGTATTTGAAATAGACCAAATGCACTTGAGTTAGGGTTCTTAGCCTTATGATTCCAACGGCTTTCTAAGTGTATTAACTCATCTACACAATAAAACTGTTCGAAATTGTAGTTCATCTTATGAAATGTAATTTGCTTTAATGTATTGACTTTATATTCTTTAGGCTTATTAGCTTGTAATGCAACGGAATAATCTTTTGAAAAGCAAAGGCTAAATGCAATTAGCATAGAGCTCACCCAAACTCTGCGCCTTCCGAGCCTGGCCTTGGGCGGCTCAGCTTTTCGATTTAAGATCGAACGCTTTTTTAGGGTATCACACACTGTCAAATCCTGTAAGATAACCGCAGGTCAGACGGCATGGCGAAGAACGGCACAAACTCGTACTGATCGATCCAAGTACAATCATAACCAGCCTCACTCATGGTTTAGACCCCCATCCAGTACCTTTTAAGATTATGCCAGGTGCTGAATACATACGTGCCATATCTAGCCCACATTTAGGGCAAAGCATCCCGCCATCATCTTCTTTATATGTCCTATGCACGCTTCCATAAGTACCACACTCATTACAGCTATATTCATACGTTGGCATCATAAGCCCCAATCAATAAACAGGTGTGGCAAGGCAGTGTGTCAAACTGCCAAGCCCCACAGCTATTACATCTACTAACCTTGCTATCTTTAGGTGCATCTTTTTGCTCAGCTATATTCTTGACACCAACACAGCCACAGTCCATACACTGATACATCTTGAACCCATCTGGCATATCTGCCTGGTCAAGCCATAAGAACTCAGTGTTACGACTACACCCATTACATTTGAATTTAGTCACGAGCAATCAATTCGTGGCATCGAAAGCATGTGCCATCTTTGAAAACCCTATCATCGCCACACATCTCGCATGTGATAACAGATTTAACTAAATGCACACCGCTATCATCTATTTCGACAGTAACTCCACTGCCGTTAATAAAAGCGATATAGCCCATATCTACTCCTTATCCTTGAAGTACCAAGCGCCTGTTCTGGTCTGAGATGCCCATTTCGCATGTTCTTTGATATTACCTAGGCACACATAACCATAAAATGGCTTTTTGGTTGTCTTACTGAATCCTGTGCGTAAGGTCATCCCTTTATCACAACAATCAGCAGGTGGTTTAGGTTGTTCTGGCACAGCTGCAACCCAGTCAGTAGTAGTCCACTGTTGCGGATCTTCTAATTTGTTTTCGACTGTAAAAACTGCTCCACTTGAAGTATTAGCAACTCGTTGCATTTCTGTTCGGCTAGGTCTTGCACCTTTTTTCGAATAGATGTAATTTGCCAAAGCCCTACCAATTGCGCTGCTTTCTGCAAGTTCACAAGCAAACTTATTGAAGCTCGAAGTAGTGCGGATCTCCGATGCCCAACCAGTCGCAACTGGAATCGCATCAGCCGTAGTTCGGTATAAGCGAGCCACAAACACAAATTCATCTGGATTAGAATTCGGGCGATTAATAAGTTCTGTTTGAATAGATCCATCTTCATTATCTTTCCACCATTTTTCTAATCGCTCTTCAACTGTTTCATAATCATCTAGGTTAAATGCCATTATTCCTGCCAATCTAGAGCGCTGTCTTGCATTGCCTCATGGCATGTTTTGGCAATAGCAATATACGCAGCTGCGTCTTTGTAATGATCTGATACCTCTGGCGATTCGACTGATCGACTGATCTTGACCAAGCACATGGCCATTGCCACCTGATTTGCTGTAATCGGAAAATGAAAATAAGCAGACCATAACTCGGCAATACGACTATGCTGACTGTAAGGGTGTCCGTACTGTGAACCCCTTGCGTGTATGAGCTCTGTTGCATCTGCAAAGAGTTTCTCAGTTGTTGTGGACATCGTTATCGACCATCCTTCTATGCATATCCCAGCCATCTTTACGGCCTCGCCAGTAATGTATAGTTTTGACGTTTTCGATATATGTGCCAATAGCCCAGGTAAGTAATAAACCTGCGACTATGCCCCACATAATTAGATACCCAAAGTCTTTCAGCTCTGTGTACATGTAGCCCTACTTTCTATGCTCACGCTTTGTGGCATAGCAATAGTGTCGCACCTGTGTACGACTTTGTGGATGATTTAAGGCTCTTATTTGATAACGATTTGGTAACGTTATTTGTAGAGTTTGCCCTCGAATATGAAGCTACCATCTGAATTTATAGGCACTGTAATTACCTGTACTTTACGCTCATGGACATAAGCCACGGCAAAGCCTTGCTGCCAATTTGCATAGCCCCTTGTATACGCCATGCCTGAACTGCTTAAATCTACTAAATTGCCAACCTCAACACCCCACACAGTACGCCCTAATTGGCCTCTAGATGCCTCTGTAAAGGCCGAAACCCCTAATCTATGGGTATGCCCACACACCACGCTCTTACCAAGCCTTCTAGCGCCATTTAAGGCCGTTTGTCCAGGTACTTGGCTAAGAGGGAAAGCGTCTCCATGAACGGCTGTCCAGCCTGGCGCCCAGTCAAGTCCGTAAGGGTGGAATTTGATCTGCATACGATCATATCCCATAAAACGCTCATACTGCATTTCGGGTAGGTTGAGGAAAGATGGTAGTCGTTTTTTAATTGATCGGTAAAGTCTGATTCCATGATTACTCCCCAGTACGTCTGTTACTCCCAAGTAACTTAATACTTCTTGTGTTTGTTTTCTATCGTCATTTATGTTGCCGACCATCTCATCAATAGTGCCAGCATTAAAACCGCCTAGCTGTGGCAGGTCTATTTCATCACCAATACAGATAGTCCTATGTGGTCGCCATTTAGCTAAAAAACGGCCTACTGATTTGACACTTGCTTCATTAAAAAAAGGAACTTGCAGATCTGACACGAACGCAATTTTTTTAATCGTCTTCCTCGTAATCGTCTAGGGGATCTCTTATAGGATCTGTTGTATCTACTATCCAATCTGGATAACTTGATCGATCCATAGCAAATGCTAGAGCTGTAGATTCATCCATGCCATTTTTACGGCAGGCTTTGTAAACCTCATTAGCTGCAATAGCCCAATAATCTAACTTGGTTAATATAGGCTCTTTAGTAGTACGGCGCTTACGCACCATTTTCTTTTTAGGTTTACGCTTAGTAGCCATATTGTAATTATCGCTTACTTATGATAGTAAACAGATCATCAACACGCTGTTCTAATCTAGTTAGCTGATCTTTCATACTAGATCCACCATTAGGTCGTAATTCGTTTAACCAACCTTTAACGAGAAAACGTAATCCGATTAGCCCGCCTGATAGCACGGCCATAACGCCAGCGCCAAAGCCAGCCCATTGATCTGGACTCATGCTTCATCTGCACCGATGCCATAAGCTGTATCGGATTTATCTAAAGCCCTAGCTGCTGGGCCAGCCAAAGCTGCAACAATCACAGATACGGCTGGGTCAAAACCTAACTCATTACTTGCTAAGAAAGTTAAGAAAGATACTAGAACCCCTCTGAAATAGGATTTAAGTACCGCCTTTTGTTTTTCTGATATTTTCATATTTTTCCCCCTAGTAGTGGTATATCAAAAGGTCTGCCGTCTTTGTCGCCTAACTTAGTAAAACTACAGTGCAGATGTGATTTGTGTGGGTTTATGCCCCTGTACTTACGCCACTTCCAATTTAGAATCTTTGAACATATTCGCCCGTTATAGATGACGTATGATATGCGTGGATCCGATTTGGCTGCGATTCTGATTTGGTCAGCCAGATAAGGTGCGAGACTGTCGGATGACTGTAACCGAGCATTAATATCAATTGCTCTGACGACCCCAGATTTGTCTGGATTATGATCCGACTTAGTACGGGAATGCCTACTATCGCCCAACCATCCTTCTGGACTGGCAGTACTGCGATCTGGAAACCATAAATCAATTTGATCTCTAAGCTGTTCGCCAGCTTTACAAAGCCAAGCGTTCAACCCAGTTTCCTATCTCTTCATCCCAAAACCAATTACCTTCGGGTTTTTCTGTTGGCGCTTGCCAATCAAAATTATCATCTAATGACCAAGATGGATATGGCTGTGGCGTAATAAATACATCTGCATCTACATCATATTTATAGCCAATACCTGCATATTGTTTTCTTATGCGATTATTATATGAAGTTCTCTTACAGGTTTGACCTCTAAAGTTTCCATACCAAGTTTCAGGATCTAAATCATTTATTAATTCAGTTTCATCAATACCTACTATAACTTCGGTAACGATATTATTGTTATCTAAGAATGCGTAATGTGCCATTATGCCCAACTCACATTTCCAGTACCAGCTGTAACTGTAGTAACTTTATCTGAACCACTAGTAATAGTTGATAATGTTAATCCACCACCAGGATTTGAAATTGTGTAACCACCTGGATATTTCAAAATTACAACACCTGATCCACCAGTACCGCCAGTTCTTGATGGTGTTGTATTTGTTCCTGCTCCACCACCACCGCCACCAGTATTTACTGTACCTGCAACACCATTTGATTGTAAGCCACCATTACCACCGCCACCAGTACCGCCAGTACCAATAACTGATCCTGGTTGTCCATTAACACCACCACCGCCACCACCGCCGTATGTAACAGATGAACTTGAAATAGAGGTTGCTACACCATTACCGCCAGTACCACCATTAGTAGAAGTGCCATTTGTACCAGCGACATTTGCACCACCGCCACCGCCACCGCCACCTGATCCTGTACCTGCACCAATGCCACCGCCATAGCCTTGATTTGCAGTTCCAGTACCGGCTGCGGCTGTATCAGAAGAGCCACCGCCAGAGCCGCCATTTTCACCAGTTGTACCGCCCGCAAAACCGCCAGCAGCACCACCACCAGTAGAAGTAATTGTTGAAAATACTGAGTTAGAACCATTAGTTCCTTTTACGTTTCCGTTACCACCATTACCGCCTGCACCTATAGTAACTGTGTAGTTAGTTGCCGATGTTAAAGATAGTGCAGTTTCTAAACTTCCACCGCCACCAGTAGCAGTTACAGTGCAACGTAATCCACCAGCACCGCCACCGCCAGTACCAGTAAATGATGATGCCTGAGATCCACCACCACCACCACCACCTGCAACAACTAAATAATCAACTGATAAAGGTGGTAAAGCTCCAATTTGAGTAAGTTGAGCGGCAATTATATTTAACATTTAAGCAATAGCCCCTACGATATACCAAGTATTTGCAGCTGTTTTGATACATGCCGCAGACTTATATTGTGCAAGGGTTGGCTGTGCAGCTGTACCGCCAGCGCTTAATACTGTAGTAGTACCAGAGGTAACCGCTTTAATCGTTACTAAGTTTGCAGTTTGATTTAATACAGTAACAACAGTGCCTATTGGAAAGTTGTATGTAGCATCTGTTGGTATTAAAAATTCACCAGCTGAAGATTTGTTCATAGGTATTAACTGTTGGTACTCATCACCACTTGCTATTGTATAATTTGCTGTTTTAGCAGTCTGTACTGTAAAGGCTGGTAGGCCATTCCACATAGCGGAAGTTACTACATCACCAGTATTGCCTGGAAAAGTTGGCATAATTTACTCCTTAATAAGATAAGACGTTTTGGTCTAAAACGCCATAATTCACGTTGCCTATTATAAACCCATCTATGACAGGTTCTAGTGTTGTGAAGGTTGTTTTCCAACTATTTGGTGTTATATTCATACGGACACCAAATATCTGTAAAGTTTTCTCTAAGGTAGATCCACCAGGCTGGGTAGTAAGTACCGTGATCGGATCAAAGAAATCTAGGTCTAAAGCTGCTACCACGCCTGTATCGTAGTTAGGGGTGTATAGGTCTAGGACTATAGCATCGCATCGGATAGA